CACTCACGAAGCTGGGTGGGAAAAAATTATGGCACAAGCTAGTGATAACAGCTGGAAGGATGAAGCATGGACAATATTGTTCATTATTATCATAGCTATGTGTTTTATTCCATTTACACAACCGTATGTCGATGCAGGATTTGCAGCATTATCTCGTACCCCTGAATGGTTTCAGTGGGCTATGTATGCTTCAATCGGTGCATCCTTCGGTATTCGTGGCATCAAAGGATTTAAAAAATGAATAAAGATAAATTACGCGAAGAAATCGCGGAAGATGAGGGGTGTAAGTACGAAATCTATTTAGATCATCTTGGTCTTCCAACCTGTGGTATCGGACATCTTATTACTGAAAACGATGAAGAGCATGGTAAACCTGTAGGCACTGTTATTGAACAGGACCGTGTACAAAGTCTTTTTGCTTTAGATATGGCTGTCACTATTGATGAATGCAAAGTATTATATTCAGACTTTGATGACTTACCCGAAGAGGCGCAGCATATTATCTGTAACATGATGTTCAATATGGGTAGACCCAGACTCAGTAAGTTCAAAGGCATGAAAGCTGGCGTCGATACTCGCGATTGGAATAAGGCTGCAGACGAAATGGTGGACTCACGTTGGTATACGCAAGTCCCTAATAGAGCTAGGCGGCTGGTGGATCGTATGAGGGCTTTGGCTGAATAGTCAGCTCATATCCCATAGTTTCTAATACTTTATTGAAGTTAGACAAGGTCGGTTGTCTTTGTCTAGCTTCCCAAGTATATACAGTAATTACACTAACTCCTGTATCGTCGGTAACTTGTTTTTGACTTAATCCAGACTTTTTTCTTATCGTTTTAAACTCATCAATTAAATCAGCCATTTTTTCCAATCTTCTCCAAGAACTTGTGTTGCTATATTTATTTTCTTACGCAGAGCAGCGACAATCTTTTCGTCTACTGTTTTTTCAGCAACTAAATCAATATATGTCACAGACGAAGTTTGTCCTATCCTGTGC